CTGAAATTCATGAGCGGTGGCGGGGGTGATGAAAAGCGCAGCGCGTTCACGGCACGCGTGTTGGTGGTCACAGAGGCAGACAAACTGGATGAAGTGGGCGGCAGTTCTGATGAGGGCACCAAACTGCGGCAGTTGGAGGGCAGAACACGGTTCTACGGCAACCGCAAGCGTGTGTACCTGGAATGCACAGTGAGTGAGGAACACGGGTGCATTTGGCAGGAATGGATTCGCGGTTCCGGTGGGCAGGTGCACATGCCCTGCCATGCCTGCGGTGAGTATGTGGCACCAGAGCGTGACCACTTTGTGCTGTGGCAAGAGGCAGCAGAGGAACTAGACGCAGAGGGCGCGCAGTTTTCCTGCCCTGCGTGTGGTGTCGTGTGGACAGAATCAGACAGGCGGGAACAGTTACACCGGGCCACTGTAGTGCACCGGGGCCAGTCGGTGGACAAATCCGGCAACATCACTGGCGAGCGGCCGCGCACACGCACCTGCGGGTTCAGGTATTCCGCAGCCGCCAACGCGTTTGCAGATGTGGCCATGATTGGTGTCGATGAATGGCGAGCCAAACGCGCGATTGATGAGGAATTGGCGGAACGGGAACTGTTGCAGTGGACATGGGCGTGGCCACCCAAACCACGTGTGCGCACTGAGGAACCACTGGAAGTGCAGACACTGATGGCGCGGCAGTCAGACCTGCCACGTATGCAACTGCCAGAGGATGTGGCCACGATCAGTGCCGGGATTGATGCACGCAAGGAACGGTTGGAATGGTTTGTGATTGCAACCCGTGAACGTGGTGGCCCGTTGTGTGTTGATTATGGCTGGCAGGACGTGCCACACGCACACATGGGCCTGAGCGATGCACTGAAAACAGCAGTCAGGGAACTGCAGCAGCGGTTTGATTATGGCTGGGAGATTGGCACCAGTGGCAACCGCCAGTCAGTGGATGTGGCATTGCTCGATTGTCACTGGGAAACAGACGCACTGTATGCCGTCTGCTGGGAACATCAGGCATGGATGCCCGCGTTGGGGTTTGGGTTCAAACAGCACCGGGCCAACTATCACGCACCCAGCAAGGCCAGCACAGCCAAAGTGCTGGGGGATGCGTGGCACCTGACCGAAACACAGAGGGTGATGGATGGCGTGCACCAGTCGTTTCAGGTGTGCCAATCCAATGCAGACGTGTGGAAACTGCGACTGCACCGGGCACTGAGTGTGGAACCAGACCACCCACAGGCACTGTTATTGCCAAAGGCGAGCAAACCCAACAGCCGCAGAGAGCTGGCCAAACAACTGACCGCAGAAAAGCAGGTGGCACAGTATGTGGCAGGGCGTGGCAACGTCCAGAAATGGGTTAGCACGTATTACAAAAACCACTGGTTAGATGCTGCGTACATGGCACTGGTGGGGCAGTCAGTGCTGGCCCATGGTGATGACACCCCTGATGAAGTCACGGCAGATGAAGTGTTTGCAGGAATGGATGCACTGTGATGCAAAGCACAACCACAGGTTGCCCCACGTGCGGCAGTGACCGGTTGACACGCACAGGCGGGGCGTTGATGCCAGACGCGGGGTATGATGAGCAGCACAGCGGCACATTCGAGTGCGGCCACTGCGGTGCCACGCATCAGCACCTGCAGGCACGGGACACACTGCCGGAATACTCGCCAACAGCACAGTGCACCCACTGCGGCAGTTACCACACCAAAGTCATTAAGAAACTGGCATTGGTGCACCGGGCCAAACGCTATCACGTGTGCGAAACATGCAGGCAGGGGTTCCAGACCATTTCACCTGCGGGGGCGTGACTATTCCAGCACATGGAATGTGGCCCGGGTTTGTCTGGCAGTAGCAATTGCAACGGCGCACAGTCTGGTGATGGCAGACCCGGTACAGACACTAACAGACGCGCGTGATTCAGCGATTGCGGCATTGGATGTGGCAGACTACACAGCCGCGCGTAAAGCAGCAGTCAAGGCACTGGCTGTGCTGGCCACAGTTCCAGACGGGCAAACGCAGGCCGGTGGACACACCTGGAACCGTGGGGCCATCGAAGATTTCATTGCACAGGTGGACCGGTTGGAACGATTGGCCACAGCGTCTGATGATGATGACATTGTGATGGGCATTGAAACCGCACAATCAGAATATGTGGGGTACAGGTAGTGCTGGCGTGGTTGCGCAACATCCTGAGTGCACCGGGTGACACCACACTGGAAGTGGTGGACACAGGCCACGGTGCCGCACGCACAACAACAGACCCGGTACAGTTGCGCAGGTGGGGTGGTGCCATGACGCACCGATTCAACCAAACGCAATACACCAATGTGACCGGCAACCATATCAATGAGGATCTGGTGGCCCACTGGCACACACTGGTGAACCGGTGCCAGTATGAACTGACCACACACCCAATCATTGCGGGCATGGTGGACACGCATGTGGTGGACGTGGCAGGGGCAACTGGCCCTGACTTTCGATTGCTGCCAAAGAGTGCACTGACCAGCAAGACAGACCAGAAACGCTGGGTGCAGTATATTGGGCAGGCGGAACACATCCTGCAGGAATGGTTCCAGCACTGTGACTACAACGGCGAACTCAGTGGGCCGGAAATCCTGGGCCAGTCAATCAGGGGCCTGTGGGGCACGGGTGATTTCATTTGGCAGAAAACGGCAGCAGACCGTGACCAGCCTGCAGTGCACACGCCAATTGACCTGAGATTGCACCCGATTGATGCCAGACGGTTGTGGCACTTCGCAACCACAGATGATGCAGGCAACCGGGTGGTGTTGGGCGTGTCCGTGAACCGCACGGGCCGCAAACTGGTGTATCACATCAGAGAAGCAAACGACCTGGGCCAGTTCACAGGCAGCACTGAAGTGGATGCCATCCCGGCACGGGACATTGTGCACGGGTTTGAATCACGGGAACCTGGACAAATCCGGGGCGTGCCACTGCTGGCACCTACACTGGAAGTGGCCAGCGACCTGCGTGAATACGATGACCAGGTGCTGAAAGCGGCCAAACAGGCGGCAGCGTCTGGATTGGCGATTGAAACAAAACACCCGAATGCACCGTTCGTGAAATACAAACAGAACGGGGTGGTGCCGTTCAAGCTGGGTGGCATTCTGAAAATACCAGACGGCCATGAAGCACGGTATCTGAAAGCAGAACAGCCGGTTGGCAATTACGTGGAATATCGCACAGAACGGTTGCGGGAAATTGGGCGCGTGGCACAGATGCCACTGATGCTGATACGTCTGGGCAGTGAGGAACATTCATTCGCGTCTGCCCGCATGGATTCACAAATTTACCAGCGCAGCATTCGACGGGAACAGGCGGCACTGATGTGCAAACTGCGTGGCCCGTGTCTGGAAGTGTTGCGTGAGGCGGAACTGAAAGGGTTGATTCCAGAGCGGCCGGTGCCGGTGGATGTGTCTGCAGGCTGGCCACGGTTGCCACACGTGGACCCCATGAAGGAAGCGCGGGCACGGGAAACTAACCTGGCAACAGGCGTGACCACCCTGATTGATGAGTGGGCCAGTGAGTCACAGCGGCCAGATGAAGTGATTGAAAAGCACCGCAGATTGGCGGAATTGTTCGATGAACTATCACCCGGTGCCGGTGCAGCCTATGTGAACCAGTTGATTGGTGACGCCTCACCCGTGCTCAACACAGATGACGAGACACCAGCCGAAACATCCACAACACCTGAACCAGTTGGGGCCGAATAAATGCCGGAATTCACACGCAACAACAATGGACGGCCAGACATCCAGACGCGTGCACTGAAAGTGCGGGCAGAATCTGCAGATGACAAAAACATGACCATTCAGGCCACACTCAGCACAGAGTCACCTGTGCGAATGCTGGACTATGACACGTCGGAAATGGTGGATGAAGTGCTGCTATCGTCGGGCCGCACAGCAGAGGACCACGTGCCGTTCCTGGACACGCATGACCGCAGTTCGCTCAGCCGCATATTTGGCCACGTTGAAGACATCACCACAGGTGAGAACCGCACCACAGAGGGCGTGGTGCACTTTGATGCAGATGACCCCGATGCCGTGCGGGCATTCAAGAAATTCAAAAACGGGCACGCGCGGGGTGTGTCGGTTGGTTACATCGTAGAGGCATCAGTGCGGGTGTCGCCAGGTGAGTCAATTGAACTGGACGGGCAGACGTTCACGGCAACCGCAGAACGTGACCTGGTGATTGCAACCAAATGGCGGTTGTTTGAAACCAGTGGTGCCGCAGTGCAGGCAGACAAAGGTGCCCACGTGCGGGCACAGGGCGTGCGGGCCAGTGATGTGGTGGGTGATGCACCACCGAAACCAACCGCAGTGCCCACAGTCAATGTCAACATCAGCACCGGAAACGGTGAAAGTGTGGAAGTGTCTGAACGGTCAGACACCGAAGTGAGTAAACCAGCCACAACCAGTGGCGACGAACAAAGGGGGCAAGTGATGCCAGACAGCACACCAACCACGCCAACCAGTGCCGAAACAGACGCACAGGCACGGCAGGCCGCAATTGATGAGGGCGTGAAACTGGAAGCCAAACGGCGTGAGGACATCACAAAGTTGGCAGGGGATGACGTGACAGCAGAAGTGCGGGACGCGGCACTGAATGATTCAGCGTGCACTGTGGAACGTGCCCGTGAACTGTTCCTGGCAGACCTGCGAAAACAGCGGGCCACGCCAGTGGGTGGTGATGCACCGAATGCCCACTACAGCGGGCGACATGAACGTGACTGCACTGCAGACAGTCTGGCAGCAGCAGTTGCCCTGCGGTGTGGTGCGGACATTGAACGCGTGGGCCAGCGGGTGCGGTTTGTGCCTGAAACCGGGGAACTGTCATTTGAGCGGCCAGACTACCGGGCCACAAAGGATGCACAGGCGGAACATGAACGCAACCTGGAACGTGCCCACCAGTATCGCAACCTGCACAGCGTCGACCTGTGCCGGGAAGTGCTGCGGTTGGCAGAGATTGAGGCACCACTGGAACGCAGGGCACTGGTGACGCGGGCAATGAGTACCCCGCAGGTGTCAACCATTTACACGCAGGCCATGGGGGCATTGCTCCTGACCAACCTGGGTGAAATGAGTGACAGCACGCAGGGTTGGACGGCAGAACGTGATGCCAAATCATTCAAGTCACAGGAACTGCACCGCATTGAGGGTGCACCACTGGCCAAACGGGAACGTGGACGCAAGGCGGCGCACGCCTCATTTGCTGATTCCATGGAATCCTACAAAGTGAATGACTTTGCACGCACGCTGATTCTGGACCGGCAGGACATCATTGATGATGAACTGGGTGCATGGCAGACCGCCATGGATGAATTCGCACGGGCCATCCGGTCACTGCGTCCAGACATCGTGTATGCACTGTTGCTGAGCAACCCCACCATGGCCACTGACTCAAAGGCAGTGTTCCATGCTGACCACGGTAACCTGTTCACGTCAGCAGCGTTGGCACAGGACAAACTGCAGCAGGCCCTGACCGCACTGGCAAGTGCACAGGGTAGCGGTGGCCTGAACCTGAACCTGCGTGATGCGGTGCTGGTGACCAGTGAAACTAACAGTTTTACGGCAGACCAGTTGGTGAGCAGTGCGGAAATCCGGGAATCAGCAGCAGCCAACGGCACTGCAAACCCAATTCGCAACCGCAACGTCAGTGTGCGGTCTGATTCACGCATCAATACCGGGTTCACCGATCCGGTTTCTGGCAGTGCAGTGGCGGCAGCCGCAGGCACATGGTTTTTGGCGGCAGCCGGTGGGGCATACGGGGTGACCGTGGGTTACCTGGAAGGCACCAACCGAATGCCAACTATGAACACGTCAGTGCTGAACAGTGAGGGCCGGTATGGTCTGGCACTGGACGTACAGCACACCGTTGGTGCTGGTGTCGCCAGCTATCAGGGACTCGTTAAGAGTGAGGCATAATCATGGCAAAGAAACGACAGGCCAGCACCAGCACTGAATTGGTGCTGGTGCAGAACTGCATTGTGCCAGGTGTGGGGCATTTGGCTGCCGGTGAAACACTGGTGGTTGAGAATGTGGCACCTGACACGCTGGCATGGTTGAAGCAGAACCGAATTGTGAAAACCGCAGACGCACTGGTGGCAGAGGCAGAAACCAAACCTGCCAGCAAACCTGCGGCAACCGATAAACCAACAGACAGCAAAGGGGCAGAGTAATGCCAGAGATTAAACAGACAGACGGCACCGTGACCATTGCCGTGCCATCAAGTCAGACGTGGAATAGTGGCGACATTCGAGCCACCACAGACGGCAGGTATGGCGTGGTTGCCAACGGGCCAGCCAAAACAGAGGGCGAAATTGCCACACTGCATTGCGGTGCTGACATCGAAGTGGAAGTGACCACAGCCGCCAACCTGACTGCAGGGTTACAGGCTGGGTTCACACTGGCCACGCAGCAGGCAGCAGCAGCCGGTGGCGGTGACGGTAACATTGGACGCGTGTTGTATGCGGCCACGTCTGGAAACAAGGCACGCATTCTGTTGAACGCGTCCTGATGAGGCCCTGGTGGCAGTCACCCCGGTAAACCGCAGGCGTGCGGGGTGGCTGACTCCAATGATGGGGGTGGTTTATGTCATTCCATGGGTTCCAATCCAGTGCGGTCACGCCATTCCAGGTGGACCAGTTTGGGGAATCTATCACGTTCCACTGTGACGGTGGTGATGTGGAGATTGTGACACCTGTGGACATTGACCCGGTGCAAACAGGTGGCGGGCCAGCAGTGCAGACCGGCACGATACGGTTCCCGACCAGTGAACAGGGTGAGTTGGACGTGTACCCCGGGCCAGTGCTGACAGCAACCATTCGGGGCCAGTTGTGGCACATTCTGGAACCGGGGCCAGCGGTGGACGGGTTGCAGGAAATGCCAATTCGATTGCATCAGAGTGAAACCACACGCGCGGGCGTGTTTGATTTGAATGATGAGCAGGCAGGGTGGGGACCATGACACAGGTGAGTGAACCAACACTGTGGGGCATGGTTGTCACGCTGGCCAGTGTTGTTGGATGGGGTGGGAAATACATCATGGCGAAACTGCAGGACTGCGAGGAGGACCGGGAAGTGCTGCACAATAAAATTGGCAAGCTAGCTGCGGTGTGTTCCGCCAAGCTCGGTGAAGTGATTGACCTGGACCATGATGAATGACACCACAGGAACTGCAGAAACACATTGAGACACAGGCAGCAGCCGTGGTGCAGGACGTGGCACAGCGGGCAGTGCAGCACATACGAAACAGGACACCACAGAACTGGAAGCGCACGCGGGAAGCAGCAACACACCAGATGCGTGGTACTCACTCAGTGGTGGGGTTGGATTTCAGGCAGAAGTACAGAACCACAGGCACCAGGACAAAACAGCATTTCGCACGAACGTGGCAGGCTGTGCGGCCAGTCATTGTGACTGAACTGACAACACGATTGCACAACATATTTGAGGGGTAAACCATGCCAGTGACAGCACACAGCACATTGGGCAGTGAAATACAGGTGGAGATTTCCAGCACACTCACAAAAGTGCCCGGGGTTCAGAATTTCAAATTGAATCCTGGCGAAAATGGGATGATTGAAAAGGGTGACCTGACATCTGACTACGCCGAAGTGCAAGGCACTGGTGTGCAGTCAGGCGGGAATATCACAGGCCAATTGGTTTGGAATCCATTGGATGCCACGCACCAATTCTGCCATGCCCGCAAGAATGACGGCGCGGACATCACAGGCAACGTCAAACTGGGCCTGACCGGGGAAGAATACGCCACAACTATGGTGTGCACAAAGTGGGAAATCGATGCACCATTCAATGGTGGTTACATGGTGGATTTTGAATTCCAACTGACAGACCGAGTGACACTGAACGAATCATAAACCGGAAACGCACCACCGGGGCGCGTTTGCACCTGACAACAGAAGGGCACAAACATGAAAGCGATACGGTTGAAACCTGCATTGTGCAGCAACCCGGAATTCTCACG